GTCGCGTGCTCTCGCACGGCACCTCCCTACCTCCCTCTCTCACCTTAAGCGGTGAGAGCAGGATCAACTGTATCCATGAACAAATCCAAGGACGCAGTAGATCCAATTGTAGCCCCAAATGAATAAGTCATTGTGGGAGCAATAGCGCGAACCATAACACTGTAAACGCAGTTGGTAGATGCCGCTACGTTGTAACCAAAGTTCGTACCTCCATTAAAGTACGTAACATATGGCTCACCTGAAGTTGGTCCTGCGGATGTAAGAGCTACCGTAGTGGCAGCTATATAATACAAACCCACACGATAAACAACTCCTGGTGTCAAGCCGGAAAACGTAATGGTGCCCGTAGAGGAAATAGCCGCGCCCAGTCCCCCAGAGGCTGAGAAACCTGCAACAGGAAATCCTAACGGGTTAGCTGAAGTAGCATTATTGCGGTACACATGAAAGCTAGCCGCATTAGTGACATTATTCTCTATATCCATTACTGGCTTGAAGAACTCAACGCAGTAAGACACATACAACTCGCCCAAGACGGAACCAGCCGGATTATTCTGGGTTATGATTTGAGAGAGTCCATAATCGTATAGACGTAAGTCTTGCCCGACTGCTACGTTTCCAGCTCTAACATTATAGAGCTTTTGTGCCGTCACGTCTCCTTTACACTCAATCATATGCATCACGTCTTGAGTTGGTTTGCACGAAGCAGCAAACTCCGCATTTTCCGCTTCCTGACGGGAAATGAAGGCCGGTTGGTCTGCATTATAATTGGTCGTTAACACAAGGACGCCGGGAGCGCCGTTGGTCACGTAATCAGTTATAAGCGACTTAAACTCAAACACCAAACCATGAAACCTGTACTGCTGATAATTAGCGGCTACAGTAGACAGCCAAGGGAAAGTGGAACTTATTCCCGGGTTTAAGGGATACGTCAAGTTGTTGAAAGCTGAGGTACCCTTAATATCTCCCAAATACTCACGATGACAAACGATATTTGTAGCGTGGGTAGTGGAGAATTTTGGTACCTGCCCCGACAAGACATTATATGTCGGCTGTGGACCAGCCATGACGTAATCACCTGAACCGAAGATAGAACCAATTCCAGATCCAAGCCAACGACCAACTCCTGCTAAGGAGTGACCAGCGCCTGGAATACCACTCAAAGTGCCTAAAGCGCGGCCTATAACGGCCCCACCATTGGCCCAAGGAGTTGACTTCTTGGTTTTAGGTTTAGGTGCAGTTTCCTGCTTAATTTGTTTGCTCTGTTTAGCACGAGCTTTCTGAGATTTAGTTTTAGTCATTATTATTGGATGCCGGAGTGACAAACCGGGACTGAACATCCCACCCAAACCGCAATCGGAAGATCCGTGCAGTCTCTTGGCGTTTTGATTAGCACTGAAGTAACAGTTTTGGTCTATTACTGAGTGAGATCCAATAGAATGCAATTCCCGAGAACTAAACATCCAACCAGAATTCTTGATAATCTCGTTCAAGAAATCTAACTGTGGATGATTTCTCATCTCACGCCGGAAATCGCAAAGTCGAGAATAACAATCCTCGGAATCCTTCCACTTATAGCAAAGCAAGTTTAGTAATTGCTTAGCTACAGTTTCGGGATAACCGGTGCCATTCTCAAAGTGAATAGAGCAGAACGAAAATCGGTCGCGAGAGACAGTGTTGAACATTTTAACTCTCTTGCCATATGACAAATATTCTTGCTCGGCATTGGAAATGTTCCTCTCTACACTATCGTCACCAGCTGCAATGATACTAGGTGTGAGTCCTTGTTCATCGCATATGGCGAAGTGTGTATAACCTCTAATCGCACTGTTTGACGAAGAAGTGTTGTACCATCCTGACGGCATCACGCCTGGCGTTAACTGCTCAAACATGCGCCCGTCTGATAACACGACAACTTTCCTAGCCATACAATAGAAGTGAGCTTTGAGGATACTTGACCACACGGTTCCCTGTCCTTGCGCCAATTCTACGCGCCGGTCAGCATCCATGCGGAAGTCACTCTCGTTCACAGAGAAGTCCCATCCGGAGATATCAGCCTCTGCAGGAGTGGCCAAGTTGGCAATATCAGAAACATTGTTCTGTATCACGCTCAGTCCGTAATCATGCAGGCCCATACCAGGCTTCGAAGGGATCTCCTCCCACTGCTCTATTTCAGCGGCGTTTTGAAGACCACATAACAAACGACAGATAATATTATCTGCCAATGATACGCTGAAGATAAGTCGTAAACGACCCTCTTCGATCTTCGAGAGTTTGTGCGGCTCATTCTTAATGAAAAGCTTTATTGGATCGCACATATCCATACCAACTAAGTCTTTTGGCGTATGCTCCCGGCTGATATCAAGAGCGAGGAGTTGTTTTAATCTATGTAAGATAACCTTAATGAGCAACTCCATCTCATAATCAAGGATATCTCCGTTTGTTGGCCCTATAAGGAGCCAAGGAAAGCCTGGACTAGACTTCCTGTCGACGCATTGGCCGATGAGATCGCGAAGTCCAAGGCGCTCCTCCGTAATTTCACAGGCCTCTCGGATTCCCTTAAAGCCTTTTGGAACGCGCGTGTGTGGCAAATGGCATTGTAAACCTTTTCTTGCTTTCTCGTTAACCTCACGACCAGGCAAGAGCCGACCGATCTGGAGTCTGAGACTTCTGTATTCGGCGTCTGCTGTGAGGTCTGGCCATCCAAGCAATTCGAGTTCTGGCCAGTACTGTGTAGCTCTCGCGACACAGTCCGGTTTCTTCTTCTTTTGCTTGAACGATTTGACCCCGGGGTAGGTTCCAAGGTAGCGCAACCCTGCTCCCTCGGACTCAACACTTGGTCCTTCTTCCCAAGGATTGAGTTGAATGACCCGGTTGCTTTGTTGTCCGATTGAAAATCCGCAGGCGCGTTACAAGCCGATTCGAAGAAGAATAACTCATCTTCATCGATATCGGCCCAAGCCTTGCCTTTGAATTTAGGTGGAGAGGATTTCGTGTTTACCATTACATGACTCTTGGAGTAGGAAAACTCATGGTGTCCATCAAGGTCCCACATTGACTTGGTTCCTATTGGATCGCCAGGAAGCTCAACTACTCGTTGATAAGAGCCAGTAGACCATTGATCGTTCTCCGACTCGTGGTTGACTGGAATATAGTAACCTATGTTCTTGTTACCAACTCTGTCAGCTCCCGAGTGGATTCCGACGACTTTCCTATTTACCATAATAGGTGAGCCGCTCCACCCATATGTGGATGAAGCAGAATGGTCAATCGTGCCAAATTCTCCAGAAATGGAAATGACTCCTGTAGAGAAACAGAAGCCATCTGGAGTGTAACCAAACACTTTTGCGTCTGTGCCATGTCTAGGCTTTGCAGCTTTAAGACTTTTCACAGACAAAGCGGCCCAAACGTAAGAGGGTACTGAAGTATAGACAAAATCCAATTCGGATACAGGAGAGTAGGCTACGATAAGCCACGACTTCTGTACCTTTTGGGTAGATCCATAAGCTTCAAGTCTAGGATCAGATGCTTTCATACAGTCTTCCCAAACATGGCAAGCTGTAGCCAAAACATCCATTCCTTTGTACGAGGTTCTAAAACCCATACCTATCAAGTCTCCATTGCTCTGACGGAGAGCTATAACTCCCGGAGCGGTTGTAGCTTCAGGTTTACTCCTATCAAACACCTCCATTTTGGAGGTAGGAAGCGCCATTTCATTAACTATGGCAGGAGAACCCACTACAGTGGGATTGAAACCATCAACTAGATTATCGAAGATCTGAGTTTTATGACCTGTAACCCTATTTACGATGAACTTACAACCTTCGTAAGTAACCGTGTAATGATCCTTTGCGAAGGCATTGTTGCGGTCTATTTCCTCGCGTAGTTTAGAATGCAGCGGCTCTGCCGTCCACTTTTGGTGAATATAATTAAACACCCAAGAGAAAGGTGAGTGCACTGCCATTCCGAAATACTTCACGATTCCAAAACCAGACTTAGATACGACTACAAGTAACCTAGTAAGAGCATATATCCATACACAACATAGGCTAATAACGACAAGATCTAGACCAGCAGCAACAGTGTGGTAAACCACTACTGGAACTGCAGCTTCTGACAATCTGTACATAACTTGGTGAAATCTAACGATACTAGATGATACCTCTACGAGGGATCTAGACAACTGTTGACTTACCAGCAAGTAATCAATATCTGATAACATTTAAA